CAATACTCTAACGACTCTGGCCCAATAGACCACAAGACCTTTATCTCTCAGTTTGAGAAGCCAAACTTGTTTATTAGCCTTTACGATGTTTGGGTTATGAGGTCAGCTCAGTATGACGAGTTTCCAATCGCCGCATGGACACCACTCGACCATGTAACCTTGCCACCAGGCGTAGATAAGTTCTTACGCAAAGAGAATGTCACACCAATCGCTATGTCACCACACGGAGTTAGACAGCTAAACAGCAAAGGTATCGAATGTGAGTATGCACCTCACGGCATAGATACAAAGGTTTACAAACCGACATACAAAATCGGGGGGCATGACATCAATGAGTATCTAGGACTAACACCAGAAACTTTTGTTGTCGGAGTAGTTGCTGCCAACAAAGCATCAGGTCTAGTTCACCGCAAAGCCTATGGCGAGCTGATTCTTGCCTTTAGTATCTTTGCCAAAGACAAGCCTGATGCAGTCCTATACCTGCACACCGACTCATTCGGTTACTCAGGTGGCTGGAACTTGCTAAATATCCTTGCATCGCTAGGAGTAAAGAAAGAACAGGTAATCTTTCCAAACCCACAAGACTACCGATTCGGTTTGGCTAAGTCTGACCTCGCTGCGCTTTATACGAGGATGGATGTATTACTTGCTCCTAGCTTTGGAGAAGGCTTTGGAGTTCCATCAGTCGAAGCACAAGCCTGTGGCACAAGAGTAATCGGTTCTAACTGGGCAGCAACACCCGACCTAGTAAGCTCTGACTCTTGGCTAACTGAGGGGCAACTCACTTGGGATGCTGGTCAAGATGCTTGGTGGATGACACCCAATGTTTCTAGCCTTGTAAACGCACTAGAAGAATCTTACAAAGCCGAGCGTGGCACTTCACAAGTTGCTGTTGACTTCGCTGCTAAGTTTGATGTTGAAAAAGTGTGGACCGAGAACTGGCTTCCTATCCTAAGAAAGTTGCTGAAATGATACCTGTACTAGCTTTTCCTACTTACGCAAGGCACGACCTAGCGCAAAGAATGATTGATTCGATTGATTATCCAGTCGAGCATCTTGTAATTGTTGACAACTCTGGTAAGCGAGTATTTGAGCCTGTCAAGCCAGACACAGTAAAAAACCTTTGGCTCATACAAGTTCCATTCGGTTTAGGCCCAGCAGCAGCAATGAACTTTGTAATCAAGTCCACACCCCACGCTAAGTACTGGGTATTTGCCAGTGAGGATACTTACTGCGCTCCTGGTGCTTTGGAAAAGATACATAACGAAGTTGACACCGAGGCTTTGAACTTTACTGATGCCGTTCCTGACTGGTGTTTTCTTGCTATCGGGGAAGGTGTAATCCTAAAGGCTGGATTGTGTAGCGAATTGTTCCATCCCCTTTACTTTGATGACAATGACTATGAAAGAATCATTGACGCTCATGGCATACCCAAAAAGCGCATCCACGCAACAATCCACCATGACAATAGCTCTACTATTGCTGCTGGGTATGGGCCAAAGAACAATTACACCTTCTCAATCAATCAAAGACTTTACGAGCAAAGACGAGCTGAGAACAACCTGACTGGTGGGGAATGGTCGCTTAGAATTAGACGAGAGAACTCTTGGGACTAAAGGGCTTTTTCGGTATCCTTTTCAAGCAGTAGAATAGGAACATTATGGCAATTACTAACGGCTACGCCACACTTCAAGAAGTAAAAAATTCACTTCGCATCACAGACAATCTCGATGACACACTCATAGAGGTTGCTATTGAGTCTGCTTCTCGGATGATTGACGGCTACACAGCCCGCACCTTTTACAATGCTGGAACAGCTACTAGAAACTTTGCTGCTACCGATGCCCTAAACCTTATTATTGACGATGCCATTTCAATTTCAGTAGTATCCTCTACCGATGAAGTTGGAGATACTTATGTAGTTTGGGGCGCTAACGATTTTCAATTAGAGCCTCTAAACAGCCGCTCTGACGGACTCTACATGCCATACACAGGCATTAGGGCTGTTGGTGATTACACTTGGCCTGTTGTTGACCAGCAAGCTCTTTGCCGTATCACAGGTGTTTGGGGCTTCTCTGCCGTTCCAATCGCTATCAAACAAGCAACAGTAATTCAGTCGTCAAGGCTTTTCAAGCGCCTTGACTCGCCTCTAGGTGTTGCTGGATTCGGCGACATGGGAGCTATCCGCGTTGGTCGCTACCTGGACCCAGATGTTGAACAACTTGCCATGCCATTTAGAATTATGAGAAACTTCGGCTAATGAGCATAAGTCAGATTAGGACTGCCCTAGCTGCAAACCTCGCCACAATACCAGGGCTTAGAACAGCAGCAGAAATCCCTGACCTGCCTAACCCGCCTATTGCAGTTGTTAGCCTAGATTCGGTCACATACGACCAATCCTTCGCAAAAGGCATGACCAACTATACTTTTACCATTACTGTCATTGTCGGTAGGACTGCTGAAAGAGAAGCTCAGCGCAAGCTAGATGCTTACATCACGCCAGGCGCAAATAGTGTCAAAAATGCGATAGAATCAAACAAGACTCTTGGTGGATATGCCTACGACTGCCGAGTCGTGTCAATGAACTCAGTTGGTTCGGTGACAATCAGTGATACAACATACCTCGCTGCTGACTTTACAGTCACAGTAATAGCAAACTAGGAGAAATAAATTGGCAAAATTTTACGCACAAGACTACAAGGTGACAGTTGGAACTGCTGTTCTCAGCACTTCAATCGCTTCTGTAACTTTAGACATTACCGCAGATGAAATCGAAACGACCAGCTTCGGTTCTAGCTATCGCGCTAGGATTGGCGGGTTAAAAGACGCATCTGTATCTCTTGACTTCCACCAGGACTTCGGAGCTGGTGCTGTTGACGCCCTACTATTCCCACTTATGGGAACTCTAGTAGATGTCAAGATTGCACCTACCTCTGGAACTGTAACTGCTACTAACCCTGAGTACCGCTTCTCGGCGCTAGTCACCCAGTACCAGCCTTTCGCTGGCGCTGTTGGCGACCTAGCTACCCTTTCGGTAACTTGGCCAGTATCAGGTGAAGTTGTAAGAGGAACCGCACCAGCCGCATAATCCTGCTAGGCTAATCGCATGAAACTAAACCTACAAATACAGTTCACCGATAAGCCAAACGAGTACAAGCAAGTTGTTTGCAGCCCATCAGACATGATAAAGCTGGAAACAAAGTTTGACATCTCGATAGCTACTCTTGAATCAAACATCAAGATTACTCACTTGCTTTTCCTAGCTTGGGCAAGTGAAACAAGGACCAAAGCGACTACTGCGTCATTTGAAGAATGGGTGGACACTGTTGAGTCCGTCAGTCCAGCAGATGAACAAAAAAAATAGTCGGGCTTGGTGATTCATCCGCTCACTGGTACATCGCAACATTAGCTTGCGAAACTGGGATTAGTCCCAGAGAGCTAATGGAGTTAGATGAGCGGATGCTGTGGACTTTAGGCAGGTATCTGGTCTATAAGGCTCAGCGCCAAGCACCTCGCACTTGAGAGGACATCCTTCGGGGTGTCCTCTCTTTTTTTGCTTCGGTAGAATAGATAAAGATAGGTGGTCTAAACATTGAAGCTTTACACAAGTGGGCAAAACACAATACAAGTCAGTGCCACAGACTACAAGTTAGTTATTCGAGAGCTAAACAAGATTGACAAAACCCTATCTACACAGCTAAAAAAAGAATATAGAAAAATCGCCGCTACTGCTCAATCTTCCGTAAAGAAAGAGATTCAGTCAATGGGTAAAAACGGCCCCTTTGCTGGTTCTACGAGAAAGTCAACAGGCAAGGCAGCCAACGGTATGGCTCATGGTGGTCGTACAGGTTGGGGAACTAATTATGGAAGCGCGGGCGGCGCTCTCGGTGATGCAAAAAGATACCCCTATGATTCGGTCCTAATCGAATCCTATACACGAGCTAAAAAGGGTCAGACAGGTATCGCTAGATTACGGGTAAGGTCTGCCGCTACTGTGCTTACAGATTTGGCTAGAAGCTTTGGTGGCACAAGGAAGACTAGGGTTTACCCAATTCGCTTGTTTGGTGGGCCAGTGATTATGCGCTCGCACACTACAACATGGAAGGGTGTTGCTTACTTCATCAGAGGACTTGGTGCAATTTCAAAGCCAAGCCTAAAAGGTAAGTCAAGAAATGTTTACCCTGGTTTTGATAAAGCCTATCCTTCCATAAGGAGAGAAACAGAGCTAGTGATTGAAAAAGCTGTCAGAATAGTAAAAGCAAACATTGATAGGAACTCCGTATGAGTAACATGTTCTTGAACATCGTCAGCACTTTTAAGGGCGATGGCATCAAGCAAGCCACTGGCGAACTAGGCGCTTTCAGTGGCAAGATGGGTGGCCTTGGCTCAATTTTGGGTAAGACAGCTACCGCCCTTGCCGCCTTCGGTGTTACTGCTAAAGCTATTAGTTTTGGTCGAGAGTCTATTGAGGCCGCTCGTGACCTAGAGCGAAACCTATTCGGTGTTGAAAAGGTTTTCGGAAGCCTTGCCCCACAGATGCAACAATTCAGCAAAGATGCTGTGGAGATGGGTCTAAGCCAATCTAAGGCAGCCAAGGCATCTACATTTATCGGTTCGGTTCTAAAGCAATCTGGTTTTGCTATGGGCGATGTTGCCGTAGAAACACAAAAGCTTATTAGCCTAGCTCAAGACCTTTCGACCCTCTATGGCTACGATGTCCAAGAAGCCTTGCTTGGTATGACTGCTTTGTTCCGAGGTGAGTACGACCCGATTGAGAAGTTCGGTGTCGCTATGAAGCAGAGCGAAATTAACTCTGAGCTTGCGGCTAGAGGGCTAAACAACCTTGAGGGTGCAGCTAGAAGAAACGCCGAGCAGACAATTCGGTTGGAACTTCTGTACCAAAGAGCGGCTGACGCAGTAGGAACTTTTGCCGAGCAAGAGGGAACTCTTTATGTCGAGCAAAAGAAGCTTGGTGCTACCTTTGAGAACTTCCAGGCAACACTAGGTGCTGCTGTTATTCCAGCAGTCGCTGAGCTAAACACTCTTTTTAGAGAACTTCTTGAGGACATCACACCAGGCATGGAGTCTGCCTTTGGATTCTTAGCAGAGGTTTTGACGGGTGTTGTTGGATTCTTCCAAGAAGCTATGGACCCTACTACCGAATTTGGTGAAAGCGTTGCAGCACTGGCAATTCAGTTTGAGTCGTTACTCAAAACAATTTTTGGTCAAGATTTTACTATTGCTGATTTCTTTGAAGGTATAACAGGTGTCATTTGGATTCTTACTGACGCTTTGCACGATGTATTAATGATTGTAGAAAACACAATAATTGGTTTTCAGGTCATGGGTGAATCCATTGGGTTGTTCTTTACCGATATGGAAGCTTTCCTAGCTTTCGACCCCGCTGGAGAAATCCGTAGGCGTATTGACCTAAAAGACACAATCAATGCAAACCAGCTTGCCGTCAAGCAATACATCGCTGAGTGGGACAAGGCAAGAGAACTTGAACTAAGTGGACACATTTCTGAAATTGGCATGACTGCGGATGCTTGGGAAAGAGCAAAAACCGCAGCAAACAACTACGCTAGGTCACTTTCTGGCTCAGCAGACTCAATCGAGCGTCAGCTTCTAAGAATTGCTAACCCACCAAAACCTACTGGTCCTGGTGCGGGTCCATCTGGAAATTCAAGCGTATCGAGTGCTAGTGCTAAACAAGAAAAAGCTCTTAGAGAAATGATTGCCGCACAAGAACAAGCGGCTAGAGAGCTTGCTGCTGCTCAAGAAGCGGCTAGGAGAGCAGAAGAAGAAAGACTGCAAAAAAGAGCTGACGCATACAAATCTTTTGCTGATTCGGTCAAGTCAACATTCGGTGGGATAAAAGAGTCAATACTTTCATCGTTTAGCTTGCCCGACCTTGGAAATTCGGTCAACTCTATTACTAGAAACATCAAGAAGCTTATTCAACAAACGAAAGACTTTGCTAGAAACATAACTTCTTTATCTCAGCAAGGACTAACCAACGACCTTCTTCAGCAGGTAATCGCAGCAGGGCCTATGGGTGGTGGCAGACTTGCTCAGGCATTAGCAGGTGCAGGTGGTGGATTTATTGGTGAGCTAAACCAGGCTTACGGCGAGTTTGGTGGCATAGCCTCTGGAATTGCTGGCGTAGGAACAACTGCGGCTTTTGCTAATGGAGAAATAGTCAATAACTATTACAACATTGAAGTTAGCGGTGGAGTCGGCTCTGGCCCTTCTATCGGTAAAGCAATCGTTGACGCTATCAAGTCCTACGAGCGCACCTCTGGCGCTGTCTGGCAAGGTGCGTAATGCCAGAACCAGCAGTCAAGGTTGAACTTGGTGTTGACTTAGGTATTAGAGACCCAAACACATTTGTCTTAGATAACGCAACTAGAGGTGTCTTAGACAACACCTCTTTTACTCTTTCAGGTGACAGGTTCTTTGATATCACTGACCGCCTTTTGTCAGCTTCCACCACAAGGGGTAAGAACCAGGCCCTTGACCGCATTGACGCGGGTAATCTAAACATTGTTGTTGACAACTTTGACCGACTTTTTGACCCTTTGTACGCTAATGGTTTTTACTTCGGTCAGCTAATCCCTGGTAAAGAAATTAGAATTAGTTGCAATGGCTTCCCTGTTATCTATGGAACTGTTGACGATATTGACATTGCTTACGAGCCAGGAAACAGGTCTGTTGTTAGCTTTCAAGCAACTGACGGCCTAAGCTTTTTGACACAAAATAATCTGCCAGAGGTTTTTCCAGATGTAGAACTTTCAGGTGCAAGAGTTACACGCATCCTTGACCTTCCAGAAATTGCTTGGCCTGCCGATAAAAGAAGCATTGACACAGGTAACAGCTTTATGTCTGATACTGAGATTTCAGAAGGAACACAAGCTGTCAGCTACCTTCAATTAGTAGCAACCAGCGAGGCAGGCGAGGTTTTTGTTTCTAAAGACAACAACTTTGTCTTCAAGGCCAGAAACTCTCCCCCAGGTGTAATTGACCTTATCTTTACTGACGAAGGTTCAATACCTGGCTATACAGTTATACCTTTTGCCGAGTTAGGTGTGGTTTATGGAACTGAGGAACTTTACAACCGAATAGTCTTGACTAACGACTTTGCTCTGTTTCCAGAAGAAGCCTTTGCCGAGGATGCTGAGTCACAGCTTGTCTATGGGCCACACTCTTACACAGTAAACGGGTTGCTAAACAACGATGCTGATGACCTTCAGTATTTAGCTGAGTTCTTGTTGGCTAGGTTCAAAGAGCCACAGTATCGCTTTAGCAACCTTTCGGTTATTATGGATGTCTTGAGCGAGGCTCAGCAAAATGAGGTTCTTGACCTAGAGATTGGTGACATCGCCCAAGTTCGGTTCACCCCTTC